GTAAGCCGGCCTCGCTCGCCTTCGACGTCGTCCCCATGCGCTACGGCAAGCCGATTTGGGGCACGACCGGCAATGGCCTCGACGAGGACCCCTCGGACGACGACCGCGACGACCTCGAACTCTGGCAGCGCATCGGCCTCCTCGGAAAACTCTCCGGCCTTGCTTGGGCCGGCGATTGGTCGGCCGGCAAGCGGGAATTCCCGCACTTCGAACACCCGAAGGCGCGAGACATTCGCCTCGGGACGTGGCACCCCGACGCAGAGGATTGAACGATGGACTATGCAACGCTCCGCAAGCGAGTGAAGGGCGCGAAATTCTCCCGCCTCGTTTGGCTAGGCCTCACCCTCACGATTTTCGGCTTCCTCGAAGCGAACTTTCGGACGATTGAGTTCCTGATTCCCGAGCATTGGCGCGGCCCGGCCGTCATGGCAGTCGGCATGCTCGTCGTCGTCCTGCGGTTTATGACGACGCTCCCCCTCGAAGACATGCTCGACGACGATCCGCCCGCGGAAGATTCGAAGGACGCATGATTCCCCTCGGCCCCCTCGCCCCCTACGTCGTCCTGATTAAGGCCGGGATTCTCGCGGCAATCGTCGCCGCAGTCTTCGGCCTCGGATGGCACTTCGGCGGGAACGAGGCACGGGGCGACCTCGCGGCCTACAAGGTCGAAGTCGCCGAGGGCAAAGCGGCGCAGGCGCAGGCCGACGCAGACGCGAAGATCAAGGATTTCGAGAAGGCCTACCTCAGACGAGCAGAAATTGACGCGCAGGCCCGGGAACTAGCAAACTCCCTCGCCGAACAAGCCCGGACGAACTCCGAACTTCGCTCATTGCTCGCCGAGGCCCGCCGACGTGGATCACTCACGAAAATCGACCCGAAGACTTCTTGCCCTAGCCTTGATGCCGGCTTTGTCCGCTTGTGGAACGCAGCCGCATCGGGCCGACTGCCCGAAACCTGAGCCGGCCCCGGTCGAAGCCGCGCAACCCTGCCCGGCCGCCGCTCAAGCCCTCCCCGCCGACTTCTCCTCCCGCCCCCTAGCCGAGCAAGCCGACTTGCTCCTCGAAGCGTGGCTCGCCTCTCAGGAGGACAAGCGGCTTTGTTCCGACCGGCATTCGGCCCTCATCCGCTACACGCAAGGCCTCGCGAAGTGACGCGACCGACCGGCGGGGGAAAACTTTCGCGGTCCCGCGTCGACAAAGAGGTCCGGCGGGCAACGGCCGTCGCCATGCGCCGCGCCGGCGCCGGCTACCCGGAAATCGGGGCGGCCCTCGGAATCTCGAAGGGCAATGCCTACATGCTCGTCAAGCGGGCACTCGACGAGGCCCGGGAGACGATGGGCGAGGACCTCGCCTTCCTCCGCGACGTGCAGAATGCCCGGATTGAGAAACTCCTCGCCCGGATCGAAGCCGACCTCGAACCGACCCCGAGGAAAATTCCCGGCCTCCCCGCTTTGCCCCCGAAGACGACTGCGATTGAGGCCTCGCATGCCGTCGTGAAACTCCTCGACCGGCAGGCGAAGCTCAACGGCCTCGACGCTGCGGTCAAGGTCGCGGTCGGGCAACCCGGGCGCAAACGTGCGGACGGGACGGTCGAGCCGGGCGACGGCCCCGAATTCCTGCCGATTGCCATTCTCCCCGCCCCGCACGAAACCCCGGAATCATGGGCCTCAACCTTCGCGCCGACGACCCCGCCGACGAGCGAGTAGACCGGCCCCTCTGGAAACCGCAGGCCGGCCCGCAGACTGCCCTCGTCACTTGCCCCGTCTTCGACGTCCTCTACGGGGGCGCCCGCGGCGGCGGCAAGACTGACGGCCTTCTCGGGGCATGGATAGCGCACGCGAACCGCTGGCCCGGAATCGCCCGCGGCATCCTGTTTCGCCGCACCTATGACGAACTCGACGAGGTCATTGCCCGGGCCTCCGAGGTCTATCACGACGGGGGAACGTGGCGGCCCTCGAAACTCCGATGGGACTTCCCGAACGGGACGAGCCTGAAACTGCGCTATCTCAGGCGCGACGAGGATGCCTCGCACTATCAGGGGCACTCGTATTCGTTCGCGGCAATCGACGAGGCCGGCAACTTCCCCTCGCCCGACCCTATCGACAAAATTTCCGCGACGCTGCGATCCGCCCGCGGCGCCCGCGTCCTCCTCCGCCTCACCGCAAACCCCGGCGGCCCCGGGCATGGATGGATCAAGCTCCGCTATATGGACGGGCACCGTCCAATGGTCCCCTTCGTCGACCCGACCTCGGGGAATATGCGCGTCTTCATCCCCTCGACGCTCGCCGACAATGCCCTCCTCGCCACGGGCGACCCCGGCTACGCGCAGCGGCTCCGCGGCTCCGGCCCGGCATGGCTCGTCGCCGCTTGGCTCAATGGCGATTGGAACGCAAACCCCGAGGGCGGCATCATCAAGTCGGCATGGTTCCGACGCTACCGGCAAATCCCGGTCGCCGCCTCGACGTGCGTGCATTCATGGGATACCGCGCAGAAGGCGAAGGAAATCAACGATTACACCGTCGGCACCGCATGGCAATTCGGGCGGGGCGAGGTCGGCTACTGGTTGCGGGACGTCCTGCGGCAGAGGTTCGAATATCCTGCCCTGAAACGTGCCGTCATTTCTTGGGCCGAAAAGGACCGTCCGAGCGCGATCCTGATTGAGGACAAGGGCAGCGGGACGAGCCTGATTCAGGAATTGAAGTCCGAGACTTCGCTTCCCATCGTCGCGATTGAGCCGGAGGGCGACAAAGAAACGCGCATGTTCACGGCCTCGACGTCCTACGAGTCGGGCCTTGTGCATCACCCGGAGTCCGCTTCATGGCTTGTCGACTTCGAAATCGAACTCACGACTTTCCCGCTCGCCCCTCACAAGGATCAAGTCGACTCGGTTTCGCAGTTCCTCAATTGGATTCGAACTTGGCAGGGGCGCGTCACTTCCGTCGGCTCAGGACAGTCCCGAGCGGCATCCGATGAGAATTCATTGAAGCGCGAAAGCGCATTTGCAGGGTGAAGAATGGCAACTCCGAGCAAGCCGAAGACGGTCGCGGTTCCGAAGGGCGAAGTCGCCGCGCCCGAAATCCTCGGAGCGAATTCGACGCAGGCCTCGAAAGCCTCTCCCTTCCTCAACGCAGTCGAGCCGAGCGACTCCGTCCTCAAGTCCCGCGGCTCCGCCGACAACCTCGACGTCTATCGCGAACTCCTCCGCGACGATCAGGTCCGCTCGACGTTTCAGCAGAGGCGCACGGCCGTCACTCAGGCCGAAATGATCGTCGACCCGGGCGCCGACGACGCGACCTCGAAGGCCGCGGCCGAGGCCCTCAAGGCGAACCTCATGCGCCTCCGATGGGACGACATTACCGACAAGGCCCTCTATTCCGTCTTCTACGGATGGGGCGTCGCCGAAATCATTTGGGAACCGTTCGAAAACCTCGTCAGCATTGCCGAGGTCAAGGTCCGCGACCGCGCCCGCTTCCGCTTCGGTCGCGACGGGACGATCTACCTCCGCACCTTCAAGGGCCTCGAACCGATGCCCGAGCGGAAATTCTGGACGCTCGCCGGCGGCGCGGACAATGACGACGAGCCTTACGGCCTCGGCCTCGCGCATTCCCTCTATTGGCCGGTTTGGTTCAAGCGAAACGACCTCAAGTTTTGGCTCACCTTCCTCGAACGCTTCGGGCAGCCGACCGCAATCGCGAAGGTCCCGGCCGGGCAGATAAACGACCCGAACGTCGTCGCCGATGCGACCGCGCTCCTGCGGAACATCGCAACGGACGCGGGCATCGTCATCCCCGACAACGTCGTCGTCGAACTCCTCGAAGCGGCCCGCACCGGCGCCGCGGACTACGATGCCCTGCGGCAGGCAATGGACGGGGCAATCGCGAAGGTCACGCTTTCGCAGACCATGACGACCGACAACGGTTCGAGCCTCGCGCAAGCGAAGGTGCATCAGGGAGTCGCCGGGCACGTCGTCAAGTCGGACGCGGACTTCGTTTGCGAGTCCTTCAATCGGACCGTCGTGAAATGGTGGACCGAATGGAATTTCCCGGGCGCAGTCCCGCCGCGGGTTTGGCGCAACACCGAGCCGCCCGAGGACTTGAATGCCCGAGCGCTGCGCGACTCGAACATCGTGAAACTCGGTTATGAGCCGAGCGAGGAATACATTCAAGAAACCTACGGGGACGGATGGGTCAAAAAGAAAGAGCAACCCGCGCCCGCAGTCGGTTTCGGCGGCCCGAACGCTGCCGACCCGTCGCAGCAATTCGCCGAAGGTGAACTCGCGGCCCTCGCGGCTCTCAAGTCGGCCAAACGCGCCGATCAGAATGCGCTCGTCGAGGCGGCCGTGAACTTCGCGAACCGCTACGAGACGATAACCGGCGCCCGGGTCGGCGCACTCGTCGAGGCGGCGCAGGATTCCGAGGACTACGAAACCTTCAAGTCGAAGCTCGACTCGCTCCTCGCGTCCGTCCCTCCGCCGCAGACAACCGAGGCCCTCACCCGTAGCGGCTTCGTCGCTCGTCTCCTCGGAGCGCTCAGGCATCAACGTCCTAACTGAGGGGGGCCTCGGCATGCGGCTCACCCTCGCGGACGTCCTCACGCTCGCGGGCGAATCGGACGAATTGCTCGACGCACTCGCGGAGGCAATGGCCCCGCGCCCCGTCGCGTCGTCCGACCTCGTCGAATATTTCCAAGTCCCGACCGGCAACGTCTTCAACGTCGAGCCGCGGGCGGCCATGCAGTATTTCAAGGCGAAGGGACTGAAACCGACCTTCTCCTATGCCGACATGCTCGACGAGGCGCACGACTCGGCCTTCACCGTCGCAAAGATGATGGACGTCGACATGCTCGCGCAAGTACAGGCGAGCCTGTCCGATGCAATGGCGAACGGCATTCCGTTTTCGCAATGGCGCGACGAAATCGTCCCGGTCATGCAGGCCGGCGGATGGTGGGGCAAGAAAGAGGTCGTCGACCCTGTCACCGGGCAAACCGTCCTCGCCCGCCTCGGCACGCCGAACCGTCTCAAGACGATCTTTCGCACGAACATGGCGGCGGCTTACTCCGCCGGCGCGTGGAAAGAAATTGAGGCGACGAAAGACGTTGCCCCGTGGCTCATGTACGATGCCGTCGACGATTACCGGACCCGGCCCGAGCATGCCTCATGGGACCGGACCGTCCTCAAAATCGGCGATCCTTGGTGGAATTCGCACTATCCGCCGAACGGCTACAATTGCCGCTGCCACGTCATCCAACTCAGCGACGACGAAGTCGCGGCCCTCGGCCTCGCGCCCGACCCTCCCGGCGGCCCGCAAAACGGCACCTATGATTGGAAAAACCCGCGCACGGGATTCCTCGAAGCGCTCCCTTGGGGAATCGACCCCGGGTTTTCGCATCATTCGGGCAAGTATCAACTCGCGCAGATAAAGAAAACCCTCAAGGAAAAAATCGACGTCCTTCCGTCAGGCATGCAGGCGCAGGCCTTGGACGGAGTCGCCGCGACG